TTAGCCTAATTTACTGTTTAAAAGCTCCACCTGATCCCGGTCTTTATCACACATCCATTTCGAGTAAACCTTATACACCATACTGGCATCAGTATGCCCCATCTGGCTGGCGATGAAAGAGGGGATCGCTCCTGCAGACAACAACCAGCATGCGTAAGTATGGCGAGACTGATAAGGCACACGGCTGCGTATTCCCGCTTTTTTTAGTCCCTGCTTCCAGCTATAGCCCAGCGCGTTTTTTGAATAATAGGGATTCGGAACGGCAAATTTAATTACCGGACGAAACACAAACCGTACTTGCTGCTGATCGGTGCTCGCATACGCACGATGGTTAAATGTGATTTCCGTCGTCTGGTCTGCACCGGTCAGATGGAACTGATCTCTTAACGCTTCGAGGGCTGGCTCCAGCAATGTGATCGTGCGTTCTCCGGCGGACGTTTTAGGCGGCCCGAACTGATCATAGTTGTTCAGATTCCGACTGACGTGAATTTTTCCATTGACCAGATCAACATCATCCCATCCAAGTGCGCACAGTTCCCCATGACGAAGACCAGCGTAAAAGGCCAGTTTCCATAAGTTAACAACTGAAGCCGGTAACACCGAAATGAATCGCTCGTATTCTTCCATCGTGAATGGATCCGGTGCTTTCCGCGGCCGTTTCAAAGAAGGAATATCTTCAAACGGGCTGTTGGTAATAATGTGGCTACGTTTGGCAAATTTCAGCATGGCGCAAAGCGTGCGGATTTGCTCGTTTACCGTAGCCGGGGCACGGCCCGTTTTATTCAGATGTGGCACAACATCATTCCGTACATCCCCCAGCAACAACTCCTTCCGGTATCTCAGAATGTCGATCTGTTGAATATCGGTGATCAGGGTTTCGCTACCAACGATCCGCAGCAGAATCTTGATGATGGAATGCATGTTCCGCGCTGATGCGTAGGACATTTCCAGCTCTTTGGTTCCGCTGTATTCATCACAAAGTTCCTGGAAGGTACTAATCCTCAACGTAGTTGAGAATTTTTTTGCTGCCTTAGAGCCAGGAAACTGCAGGCCATAATCGAATATCCCCATCTGGATATCACTGGTGATCTTCGCTCTGAGCTGGCCTGCTTTTTTGAGGTTGGCGTTCGTCACCAGCCAGCCTTTAAGCGTTTCCCGGCAACGAACCCCTCGATAAATGAACCATATCCGAATCTTGCCATTGTGAATTTCAACACCCGTTGGCGCCACGTCACTGCTCCTGAACGAAACTGTTTATCTTTGGGAAGTTGTACCAAAGTGTCGCCCGCGGAGAGTTGTTATCTCCTTCAGTCTGGGTTACACGCTTAAAATGAATACCTTCGATCCAGCGATGAGCGCGGTAGCAGGTTACCTGCCGCTTTGAGAGTCCCGTTCTCTCACAAAGCTTCGCTTCAACCACCCACTCTTCGTTAAAAATCACCTGTGCCATCTTTCACCTCAGGTAACCGACATCATTATAAAGATGCCGGTTGTTAAACATTGATATTTCAATATCAGGCGATCTGCCCGGGCAAGGATCGCAGACGGCGCATGCCGGTCATCGCCGTGGCCACGTAGCTCGCTTTCCGGTTCACTACCTCCACCCAGACCTTCACTCCTTCCACCCGTACCGTGTACGTCTCTTTCATCCGGCTGCGCCCGTAGTTTCCGTACCGCTCTTGATGGGCCGCTAGGGCGATTTCGCAGGCCTGACGCGCCAGCGGTGACTGTGTGCTGCGGTTAATCAGTCGCATGGTCACCGCCTTCTGGGTTAGATGGTTGAAGGAAAACCGCTCGGGACGGCGACCAGTCGCAATATGCATCGGATTCGGTATGCCCGAAAATTGCCTTACAGCGGCGGATATGGGCGCAGTCACCGCAGGTCTTATCCTTCGGGAGTTGCATTTTGTCGGGGTCTGCCGGGTTATAATTCAGCTCAGTCATTCCAGGCCTCCAGCTCGTTCTGAATCTCTTCGTCGATCTCTTCGGTAGTGGCTTCTTCATTGAGGAAGTCCAACGCTTCTTTTCGGTATTGCTCACGACGTTCTTCATACCAGGCGGAGAACTCTGGCGACCAGCCACGTTTATCCCGCTGAAAGTCCACTCTGGCATTGTCTTCGGCCATACGTTCAACCATGCAGTCTGCAGTTATCAGGCCACACTCTCGGATGTATCCGCGCAGATGGTGCTTGCGCCAACATGGGCTATATTTCGAGTCGCAACGGCTTTTGAATTCAATTTCCCACCGGCGGATACAGCGTGCTTTTAATGATTTGCTCATCTCGTTACCGGGAGGGCGAACCCTCCCGCCTCCCTTAGGCCACGTATTCCGGTTTCATATCTGCCAGGGTGATGCTGAACTGATCATGCAACTCGTCACCCAGATGACGTTTTGCCGACGCCAGCACGCGTTCAGCTTCCTCGAAGCGCTCGGCACCATCCGGTTCGCCGGGCTGCGGCAGGGAGTTGATCGCTGCCTCGACCCGGTTATACGCATCCACCAGGTGGTAACGCTTCACGGCCTTGTTTTTCAGCTCGGTGTACAGGGCCGAACCCAGCGTATTCTTGCCCGTTTCGATGTCAGCCCGAACTGCTTTGGCGTTATCTACGTCCTGCGCTGCCTCAATCCGATCCCGGAACTCATCGGCCATAGCGTCAATGTTTGCCGCTGATTCCTGCGCACTATTGGTGGTTGTTACGCTGTCACCTTTGATATCAGCCAGGTTCACGCGCTGGACTGGTGCCGGATTGATCTCCTTCTCGGTGCGCGGTTCAACTTCATCCGGGCTGTAGACGCCGAGGATGACCTCAGGGCAGTACAGGCGCGCCCAGTACTTCACCGCGAGATAGGCGATCTGCTGCTTGGGTGCCGTTTTCCACAGTGGGGAGTTCCGGGTGGTAATGTCAGCCAGGTAGATATTCTCGCCCCAGGTGATATCCGTCTCGCCGCGCAGGACAGCGCCAACCCGGACAAACAGGCCCAGCTCATCGCGGCCGTCTTTCTTACCGGCGATCTTTTCCCAGTCGCCGCCGTATTCGTAATGGAAACGGCCCACTATGGCGCTTGAACTGGAGATAACTGCGTTTACCAGCTGCGCTTCGTAACCCAGCACGCCGTTAACCAGGTGCGTTTTCTGAGCGACCGCGTAAGGGTTCATGCCCCACTGCATGGCTTGCATGACGATCGCCATGCAGTCGGCTGGTTTACCCGCCAGATGCTTCGGTACGGTTACAGCAGACTGCGCCATCAATTCAGCGAATGCGGTCAGCTGGCCGAGTGCCTGTACGTTAAATACAGCGTTACTGGCAGAGATAGTGTTTGGAGTCTGCTCTGCGGCGATAATATTGGTGTTTTGCATTGTCATTCTCTCCATTAAGCCAGGCGCAGCGCTTCAAGGCGGCGCAGGTCGAAGTCGTTCAGTTCTTCGGTGTAGTCTTCGGTGATCGGCGCTGGCCACACGCCAGTGTCGAAAGCGTTAGCGATGCGGTTCATCGTCTGGCGATACTCAAGCATGCCCAGCTCAATCAGCTCTTCGCTGGCCTCGACGATGGCGATCCAGTGATAACCCTCGTCTTTGTTCACGAAAATCCAGAAGAACTGATCCAGCGCCGCGGTGCTCATATACATGGCTGCGCTGAGGTGATAATCGCGGTCGATGATTTCCCGGTGCAGGCGGGCGCGCAGGCCGGACTGTTTCACGTTCCACATGCTGATGGTTTTCAGGTCGGCACCGATGCGAACGGCGTCGATGTCGATTTCCAGATCCGGGCGCACGCGGATTTCCAGCCCGGTCTCCTCATCGATACCGAAATAGCTCGTCTCAACAGCGCGATCAGGGTGCAGCAGAAGCTTTCCGGCAGTCGGGTGCTCGAGCAGTGCTTTCTGAATGGCCAGTGCCGTTTGCATCTGCTGCTGAGTAACCAGAATCTTGTCGCCCGGGTTCTCGCGCCATGCATCCAGCAGTTCGTCAGCGAATACCGCATCCGGCTTAACGGACTTCACCGCCTGGATCATCTCCGCTTTCGTGCCGGACACTTTCAGCGGTGCCGGTTTCTGCGCTTCCTGTGCCACCAGGTCAGGGTTGATGATCGCAAGCTGCTCGAGGAGCGCATCACGGCTGCCGCTGGTTTTCACCAGCGCGGGCAGGGTGGCGTTGTACTCTTTGATGCAGGCCTTCATAGCTGCAGTGGTCTGCTTCTGGTCAGCCTCGATGCGCTGGAATTCAGCTGGCAGCGTCATATAGCTCTGCGCTGTTTCTTCCAGACTGCCGCCCATCGGCACTTGCGCGGGCAGGGTGGCGTTGTGCTCTTCCAGCAGCGCTTTGATATATTCTGCACTCAGCAGCGCTGGCAGGCTGGCGTTATGCGCATCGATAAAGGTGCGCAAGGTCGCCGCGGTGGTGAATGCCCCTTCCGGGATCACCGGCTCCACGCTGAACTCTTCATCAAGGTTTTCCGGCTGCAGCGCCAGCGCATGCACCAGGTTACCCATATCCAGCACTTTGGAGCCTTCGCGCGGGATGGTCTTGGCGACGTGGCGCGCGTTGAAGTACATCAGGCTGACTCGGGCATCTTTCACCTGGGTGCTGCTGATCCCGTTCGCTGCGTGGTAGACGTTATTCGGCAGACCCTCATAGCGGCCCGGTTCGAAGTACGCTGGATATTCGGCTACTGGTTCGGCCTGATGCGCTTTTGGCTCGTTCTGATTCACTTTTGGTGTGTTTTGATGCGCAGAATCGTCATCTTGATGCGCATTTTCCGCGTTTTGGTTCACATCGGCCTGTTCCTGGTTAGCCAGGCTCGGCGCTGCGGCGGCCAGAACTTCGGACGAATTCAGGGCATCTGTTTGCGGATCAGCTGCATCAGCGCTTTCGCCTGGTGGTAACGCGTTACCAGCTTCTCCTTCCTGCGGGTGAGTCTCTTCCATCTGCACATCGCTGGTGGTCTCCGTTACTGTTTCCGTTTTTTCGACTGCGTTTGAGGGGGTATTGATGACCGGGTCAGTATTTCCACCCATCAGGCCATCGATAGAGAGCACGCCGCCTCCGAGGTTAGCGACCTGTGGCTGGCTGGCAGCGGTCAGATCTTCTTTAACCCACTTCGGATCGTCAGGGTCACTGACGCCGTCAACGAACTCGCCGCGTTCAGCAGCTAACTGCTGATCGACAAAGTGGCTATCAATCTCATTCTCCGCAGGTTTGTCAGTAACAGCCTGAAGGGCCACTAACTCAGTTTCAGCATTGAATTCAGCCGTCATCGTCTGGTTCACGAACTCCAGATGCGCTACTGGCGTCAGGTGGATATTCTCGGGCGCGATGCGCACCAGGTTGAAGATGGCTGCGCGGTTGACCGCCAGAACGCCTGGCTGGTTTCGCAGGATTTTGCTCCATGATTTCCATGGTTCTTCTTTGTTCGCGACAATCTCTTTGGCGCGGCGCAAAATACTGGAAGGGATTTCAAAATGGTGGAAATCCATCGGCAGCAGGGCGCAGGCGATCTCCAGATCGAGGGTGTCCAGGGTGTGATGCGCATCTGCGCCGCGGTCAGTTACATACCCGCCGTCGGCATTGGTGCCTGCGTCAGTGCGTTGCACGTGGCTGATGCGGTTACCTGCGGCCCATTCGCGCGTCAGGATCCCGCGGTCGATATAGGGGGTGGCCACCCAGGTTTTAGTGAACTGCAGCAGCAGAGCTAGCTCATGGCGCTTATCCATGCTGAACACTTTCCGAATGGCGTTGGTATAGCGCCACAGGTCTTTGGTATCGAAAGCCTTAATCTCAGCGCAGCTTTCAGCAGCAAGCAGAAGCGTCTGGACATAGCTGTTGTCGGTATCCATCTCCAGCGCATGAAGTTCCGCATGTTCACCGCGGGTGACATGATGGCGCAGTTCGTCCACCGTCAGTTGAGCCAGCAGTTGTTGACGGAATGGCAGTTTGCATACTGCGTAACGAGTAAACTCATCGCCGTTTTTGAGTACCCGCAGGCCGTTCTCATACCAGTAAGGCTCATCCCTGGCCGGGAGCTTTCCACTCTTCCAGTCTTCAACCAGCTGATTGCGATCACCAGCCTCTGCCTTAATCCAGCTCGACATGAAGGCGGCCAGCAGTGCAGGGTCGTGTTCTTTGTCCTGCGGGAAAACTTCTTTGACGGCCTGCACCAGCTTCCACTCAGCATGCAGGCTGAGATCGCTAATATCAGCAACGTCATTTTTGGCCTTAAGGAGACGCTGGAAGTAAACATTTCCCTCATCGGTCGCCAGTTCGTTGGCGACGATGTGCTGCTCCTGGCTGATTTCCGAAAGGTATTTGTCACCCAACATATGAACGGCGAAGCGGACCGCCGGGGTGCGATTTTCAAGCTGGGAGGTGCTGCCCACATCTGCGGTATCAGTGGCGGTTACCGCCGCGACCGGCTGATTCTCATCGCTGGTGGCGCTGTCCAGGGCGATTGTGGTTGCGCTCTGAGAGGCGGCTCCGGGGATCACGTTCCAGGTGCGCTGGTCTTCTGCCAGGGTGTAGCGCTCGCACCAGGTGTAATCAATCATGCCTTCTTCTGGCAGGTCGTCAACAATCGGCATATCGGTGCGTACAGGCTTGGCGTAGTCCTTACCGCGCCCAGTTTCGATGTCGGCGTCTTCCAGCGCGACATCGAGCGTCAGGGCGGCGCGCGCTGCACTTTTCGCAGTGAACCAAATCACCGCATCTTTCTTGCCAGACTTCTGACTGGCCTTAAGCAGATGGAAAAATTCCATGTCAGATCCTCATTTTTGGATGTAAGATCCCCGGGCCAGAGATAGCGCCCAATGGGTGTGTTTTTGGTTTTGAGTAGTTTTCCGGTGTACTTTGGTCGGTGGCACCGGACGTAGACCCCGCCTTGCGCGGGTTTTACGTTAGGCTTCGTGGGCCATCTGGTCGTACGAAGCGCAACGCGTAGAACAGTAATTACGTTGTTCGCGCGCCAGCTGGGCGCCGCGGATGAAGATCAATACGTTTTTAACTTCTTTCCCTTGCTCGATTGAGTTGCTGCAGTATGCGCATATCGTTGAGTTACACATCTGGGTTCCCCTTCTGCGCCAGCAGATAACAGATACGGCGAACAATCACCTCAACCCAGTTCAGTTTTACGGCCTGATGCCGTACTGGTTTACGTGCGTAGTCAATCATGGTCACCCTCATTTGCCCTTGTCGCCAGGCTGGCGGAACATTTCTTTAACCTGACAACGCTGCGCGTGTTGTCGATGAACTGAAGATACAACCAAAAGTTCGATGTGTAAAGTGCAGATGGAACTAATAGTTCTATTTGAGGGCGAAAAAAAGACACCGATACGGTGCCTCATTGTAGAGCGGGTTTGAAATAGTCTATTTCTTCAAATCATGAATGATGTCGTATACATCGTTTTTAAGAAGATCCATCTCTTCAACCACGCCTCTGGTGTGAATAATCAATCGCAGCTTTTCTGCTTCCGGCAATTGGTTGAAAAGTGAAAGCAACGTTTCTTCTCTTTCATCGAGCACACGCGGTAATGCTGGTAGTTCTTCGCCGTTCTCGCCTTCCTCTCCCTGCTCCATGAAAAACCAATATTCAGGCCTGCCGGTTACCGCAGCCAGCCTTTTAAGACGCTCGCCACTCGCAGCTGACGCCCCATTGGCCCACTTTCTCACGGATGTGTGGGAAAGCATAACGCGCCGCGCAAGGTCCGCCATGCTCCAGCCGTTTTCCTCCATCACTTGATGGATTCTTTTAGCAAATACAGGGTGAGGAATTTTATTCATATTTTCATTTTACAACCAATGGTTTGATAGTTCATTAGAACTATTGGTTTGATTGTTATTGGAACCAAAAGTTTTAAGTGCTATTCTCCAATCACCTAAAGCAAACAGCTAGGACAGCAAATGGATAACCAAATTAAACAAAAAATCAGCAGCCACATGTCTCAGGTAGGTATTGGCGAGTGCTTCGGCATCTCATCTCAAGCCGTTGGCAAATGGTTGCGGAAAGGGAAAGTCCCACACGCTCGAATTTTGCCGTTGTGTCGAATCCTTAACTGGAAAGTTACGCCTCATGAGATTGACCCAAGCGCCTATCCAAACCCTACAGATGGTTTGCCAAAGTAGGAGATCAACCATGCAAACGCAAAACCACAACCATAGTAGCAGCCTGACTGCTGGGCTGGTGATATCGAAATATCAAGAGCTTCCGCGCAAATCATGCAAACTCTCGAATATCCGGGAGGCTGTAAAAGCATGGAACAGGGCAACGCCCGGCGATGCGCAAAACTACATCTCGCAGCTGGTGGCGAAAGAGTGGTTTGCCAGTGGTGGTCGTGGCCTTCTGCTGGCCGGTTCGGTACACGGCACCAAAGTTAACTTCTTCCGAATGATTAATAACACCGGGCCGAAGTATGACAAGTACCTGGAGATGCTGACTCCGGCGATCGTAGCGGTGATGGCACGCGATAACGAAGCAGTAGCGCGCGAGTTCGGCCTGGTAACGGGCAAAACCAATGAAGAGCTGATCGCAGATGCCATCAAAGAGTGTGGGGAAGCTCATCAGGCTAAGTTACTGGGTCAGCCAATCCAGCGTCTGGAGAAGGAAGTTCGTGAAGCGGCAGAAGCATTATTGCGTTTTCTGCCAACAGATTCCCTCGGCCCGGTTCTGGCGAGCCTGGCAGCAATGGCCCCAGGAGTTATGTGATGACAGATCCTAAAAAGGCGAAAGCCGCGGTGCGCGAACACCAACGGCTTTCTGGTGCAAAAACTGTGCGTAATTGCGGAGGTGAGTATGTCAAATACCGCTGAAGTTATCAAATTCCCCGTTCCAAAGCAGGAGCAACAGGAGAGCCGCATGGCTGATCTGGAAAATGGCTATCTCCGTTTAGCCAATCAGATCCAGGATGCCCTGTGTATCGTTGAGCTATCCGGGCGTGAGTTCCGGGTACTGAATGCCATCGTTCGGCTGACTTATGGCTGGTCTAAAAAATCAGACCGGATCGCTAACAGTCTCATTGCCGACAAAACGACGCTGAAGGTGAAGCACGTTTCTGAGGCCGTGCTGAGCCTCGCCTATCGGAACATCATCATCCTGCGCCGGATTGGGCAAACCAGATACATAGGGATCAACACCAACCTGGATAAATGGGCTTATACAAAGCCGAACTGCATGAGATGCCCAGTGGCTTTCCCCTCTGCTGAAGCTTTAACTTGGGTAATCTCTATCTCCGATATCAGTCTTTACAATCCCCAGAAACAGGGATGGTTATCCCTGAAAACAGGGACAGCTATCCCTGAAAACGGGGATAGCAAAAATACCCCTCAAACCATCCCTGAAAACGGGGATGGTTATCCCCGAAAACAGGGAACACCAAAGACATTCTTCCAAAGACAAATATAAATACAGATCTAACCCCCTCTAATCCCCCAAAGGGGAAGGTGAAGTTTGATCCGCTGAGTATCCCGGTTCCTGAATGGCTGGATGCGTCCTCCTGGCGTGAGTGGGTCGCCTATCGCCAGCAGTCTGGCAAAGCCATCAAAACCGAGCTGACGGTAACCAAGGCTTTCCGCCTGCTGAAAGAGTGCCTGGACGAAGGTCACGATCCGGTAGCCGTGATTAACACCAGCATCGCAAACGGGTACCAGGGTTTGTTCAAACCAAAATTCGGCCTGAGCAGCCGTAAGGCGGCCCGGGATGTGAATCACATTTCCCAGCCAGATAAAAAAATCCCGGCAGGCTTCAGGGGGCAACCATGAAAAACGCAATCGGCACCGGCAGCGCGCTTGAACGCCTGCGTAAGTTCATACCGGCCAGCGTGCAGCCGAAATTCAACAGCGTTGCAGAATGGCAGGCATGGCAGCAGGAAGAGGGCCGTAAACACTGCCAGCAAATCGATAAGCAAAACCAGCGCGCCCGGTCTGAGAAGATTTTTGGTCGTGCCGGAATACAGGCCCTTCACCGCAGCTGCTCGTTCGCGAACTACGAAGTGACAGGCCCGGAACAGCGTCAGGCTTACAGCATGGCGAAGAGCTACGCGCAAAACTTTGGCGGCGGCGGATTCGCAAGCTTCGTTTTCAGCGGCGCACCGGGTACCGGGAAGAATCATCTGGCGGCGGCGATCGGCAACCACCTGCTGGCAGCCGGGCACTCTGTTCTGGTGGTGACCATCCCTGACCTGATGCTCCGTGTTCGCGAGTGCTATGACGGCGGACAGTCTGAGTCAGCGCTGCTTAAAGACCTGTGTAACGTCGATCTCCTGGTGCTGGACGAAGTTGGCATCCAGCGCGGCTCCAGTGGTGAGAAGGTGATCATCAACCAGGTGATTGACCGTCGGCTCTCCTCAATGCGGCCAGTCGGCATCCTGAGCAACCTGAATTACGACGAGCTGGTGGCCACACTCGGCGCGCGCGTCGTGGATCGTCTTCGAATGGACAGCGGGATCTGGGTCAATTTCGACTGGGCAAGCTATCGCGGGAAAGTATCACACCTGCGGGCTGTGAAGTGAGAAGGGGGTGAGTATGCCGAGACCAAAAACGCATAGCGAGCGCACCCTGTTCATCGCCTGGATTATCGAGCTGGTGAAAAAGCATGGCCGCGCAACGACAAACGATGTCGTCGCCATTTTCGGCCTGCACCGCACCACGGCCGAGAAGTACATCCGGGCTGCCGTAGAGCAGGGGAAACTTATCCGCCACGGGCGCTGCGGCGTCTTCCGCGACCAGCGGGCAGTTATCGACTTTGACATGGAACGTTACACGCACCGAGGAGCATCACATGAGTGATTCACTGAGCAACAAAGAGCTAGTGGCCGTTGGTCATCAGTTTGCGAAGACGATGAGTAGCGACACGCCGATAATCGATATGGCGAAGATTGTTCCCGTCTGGCCGAGCGGTTGGACTGCACCACGCTGGCGCTACGGGAAGCGACTAAGCAGCGGGATGCGCTGGCGGCCATGCAGCACCACCACAGCAGGAGGTGAAATAGTTAAGCCTGAAAATTATTGGAAATAAAAACGCCGGGTTTCCCCGGCGTCTCCGCTGCTGTATGGCGAACATGCAAGCATGCTACCCCTCTCTATAGAATTTAAGCCCGGAAGGGGTTTCCTTTTACAGGAGCCCGGGTGAGTTCAAAAATTGGGTCAAGGCTCACCTCCTTAACGACCCAGCCGTACTCAAATTAAGCGGACCCATAATGTATTTCTGACATAGGATTTAATCAAGACAAAAATCATCTCTTGGAGAGCAAATGCAAGACTGTATTCTCCATGAAGGTAATGGCCGCGTCAGATTGATGAAAATCGAAGAGGGCAGGCAGGAGTTGACTATTGCGAGGCCGAATAAAGATTACCATTACGGCTATCAGATTAGAAAATACCATTTGCAGATTGGCGGTGAGACGGGAACGTATTTGATTGCTAGTGAAGGCCCGCTAGGCGTGGACGAAGCAACGGATCTTATTGTGTGCTTAAAGCCAGAGCCAATCTCTATTCAACCGAATTGATTTTGCAAACTCAACCAGCCATAATTTACCTGCGTCCGGCCTGAACACCCGGACGCACCTCGCGCCTGGGAGGGGACTTCTAGGCCATGTTTTATGTTATTAAAGCAGTAACTTATACATTTTGCTTAAGCATTTTCACCTTCTTTGTCATATGCATTATGCTCGGGATGGAGAAAATTGACATGAGTGACATAGCTATAAGTACACTAGGAGGCGTAATTATTGCACTGATTAACTTGATGAAGGTTTTGATCAAGCAACTCAGTCATGGTACGCCTCGCAATAATTAAAAGCCTCCCCAACAGGGAGGTTTTTTTTGTTCTGAAATACATCCATAAGCCACAATGCCGTCCCGCTGCCGTTCGCTGCCGCGCTGGTACGTGCAAACCTGCCGGAGATGTGCGGGCAACGGAAGGATGCCGCCAAAAGAACATAGCTAAATTACAGCGTCATCAAAACACACTGAGTGAGTGATTTAGCACAAAGCAACCCGCTACAAGCCAAGGTAATGTAGGGCCTAATACAACTGGGAAAATTTATGAAGAAACTTGTAGCGATTGCAATCTTAATTCTGGTCACAGGCTGCCAGCAAAACCAGAACTCATTTAAATTGGATGACTGTAATGGAAGGTTAGAAAAACAATTTCCCACTATTCCTGCGAAAGCTATTGCACTGAAAGTCGAAGGAATGGTCGTGGTTTCATACATAGTTGGCCTTGATGGCCACCCAAAAGATATCAGGGTCGTCTCCGCTGTACCAAAGGACATGTTTGAGCAAGAAACCTTGAAAGCTGTTCGCGCATGGTGTCTCAAGCCTACAACAACCCCAGCAAAAAGCACTGTTACCTTTAGAATCCATTCCTAGACGGTACTGCCAAAGCAGTGATTTATGAGGTGGCAGCACTGTCAATCATGGCGCGAACTTAATCCCCCCGCATCTAGAAAATCTTGGCCTCCCAGGAGGCCTTTTCATCTCCGTCACCGGCTCGCACAATCACTGATGTAACGCATGATCGATATTACCGATCGATGCAGTGATATTGTTCTATGAAATCGATTAGATAATAGACACAGCGCGGCAACAAATTACCAACCTGACAAGATGTGTCATCGCGGCAATATACCCTCAGGCGCAGGCCTGCCCTGCGTTTGGCAGGGTTGAGAGTTTTCCAATAAGATATTTACCCCAGCACTTTCTCTTCCTCAAAAGTGTTAAAAATATCGGTAAGTTTTTACAGGGAGGTAGCGTAAAAATTTATTCAAATCAAGCGGATGAATGGACTTGCGCAGACATGCATTTCATGTGCATACTTAAGCCAAACGGATAATTACTGTTTATACATACAGTGTTTTGTTGTATGGTTTAAGTGCTAAAGAAAAAAATGAATTTTTCTTCCGGCGAACCTATTAGGAATTTTGCGCCATTTGTTATTTTGGCTCTGTGGAGTGGAGTTCTCCCCGCCGGGAGAGGGTATTTGAGGATAGCAAAGTGAGGGGGTTGATGTGGCTGAGGTCTGTTCCGATGGGGGTGATTATTACGAGCTCGTTAGGCGTTCCGACGGAGCGTCTGTGTGTTCGTTTAAACTCCGGCCAGGGGATCGCGTGCTGATAAATTCTGCTGGTGCAGTAGTCGGCCACAAGCGCCTACTGGTGGATGAGCGTGTCATATCACGCGAAACACTGGAAGAGATCGTCAAGGAGTTATCAGCCAGGAATTGACCTTTTTAATACCTGAATAGCATAATGTTTAAATCGGCCTGAACACCCGATAACCTGACAACGATGCGCCACGAAGAGAACTTCCATGGCGCAGTTACAACTCATCAAGCAATCCTCAGGAATCCTGATCCCCGCCACGCCGGAGACCAGCGAATTACTGCAATCAAAAATCAAGCTCGGTGCCGTGCTGGTGGCCGACTTCAAACAGGTCCGTAACCCAGCTTTCCACCGCCGCTTCTTCGCTCTGTTGAATCTCGGCTTCGAATACTGGGAGCCAACCGGCGGGGCCATCTCATCCAACGAACGCAAGCTGGTGACCGGCTATGCGAGATACCTCGCTTCATACGGCGGGAACGAAGGCGCGCTGCTGGATGCTGCTGAACAGTATCTTGAACGCATCGCCGACAAGCGCACTGGCAGCATCAGCGCCTGCAAGTCCTTCGACGCGTATCGCGCCTGGGTGACCATCGAATCAGGGCATTACGACGCTATCCAGCTGCCTGATGGCACTCTTCGCAAGCATCCCCGCAGCATAGCCTTCGCCAATATGGACGAGACCGAGTTTCAGCAGCTCTACAGGGCCGCGCTCGATGTCCTATGGCGCTGGATCCTGTCACGGGCATTCAAAGACCAGCGCGAGGCTGAGAACGCCGCCGCGCAGCTGATGAGCTTTGCGGGGTGATGGCGATGAAATCCTCATGGTTCCAACATACCGAATGCACAACGGCGCAGGCCGAAGAGCTAATGACGACATATCGTGCGCGCGGCGTGAAGGTCGAGCGCAGCCTGAACCCCGATTACGTCACCTGGACCGTCAGCGTCCGGCTACCGGAAGCCCGGCGTCAAAAACGCACGCCGCGGACCTTCCGCCAAAAGGTCTGGGGGTGATCATGGCAAATCTATGCAAAGAAACCCGTGGCCGCGAATGTCAGGTACGGATCCCCAGCGTGTGCAATGGCAATTCTGAAACGTCCGTTCTGGCGCATATCCGCCTGGCCGGTCTGTGCGGTACCGGGATTAAACCGCCTGACCTGATCGCCACCATCGCCTGTAGCAGCTGCCACGACGAAATAGACCGCCGCACCCGCTTAGTGGATGCGGCGTATGCAAAGGAGTGCGCGCTGGAAGGCATGGCCCGCACACAGGTTATCTGGCTGAAAGAGGGAAAAGTAAAAGTATGAGCGAGTATCGAATCAGCCTGCCGTGGCCGCCGAGCAATAACCGCTACTACCGGCACAACCGCGGGCGCACGCATATCAGCACAGAAGGGCGCGCCTACCGCGACCGCGTCGCCCAAATCATCAAAGACGGAATGCTGGATATCGGCCTGGCTAAGCAGGTGAAAATCCGTATCGAGTGCCATATGCCGGATCGCCGCCGCCGGGACCTGGACAACCTGCAGAAGGCGGCATTCGACGCGCTGACAAAAGCCGGGTTCTGGCTGGATGACCAGCAGGTAGACGATTACCGCGTAAAGCGGATGCCGATCATCAAGGGCGGCAAACTGGAGTTAACCATCACCGAGCTGGAGCCAGCATGAAACCAGAACTGATCGAATCGCTTCGCATGCGCTGGCTGCGCCTCCGCATTTATCGCCGCCCGGGAACGGTGCTGGTGGACTATCGCATCCTTCGTAACTTTATCCGCATTTACCTGATGGCAGGAGCCGCAGTATGAACCTCGAAAACACCGTGAAATACCACTTCGCAAAGTCCACGATGATCAGCGACTCCCCGCGCGCCACCGCATCAGATTCCTTGACCGGTACGGACATCATGGCAGCCATGGGCATGACGCAGGAACGCGCGGCTATGGGGTACAGCGCTTTCCTCGGGAAGATGGATATCAGCCATAACGACAGGGAGAGGGCGATCGCGCTGCTGGCCGAATACGCGCTGACCAAATGCGATAAGGTTGCCGCGCTGCGCAAGCTGAGCGAAGGAGTTAAGCCGTTGGTAATGCATCAGCTGGCGACGTTCGCGTTTGAGGACTACTCCCGCAGCGCAGCCAGCGTTAAACAGTGCGATTGCTGCGCGGGGCAGGGGTTTATCGAGGCTGACGTGTTCACCAACAAATACCGTAAGCCAGAAGGCAAGATGACCGTGGCCGGAATGGTGAAAGTTAAAGAGACCGTAAAAGTGTTCTGCAAAAAGTGCAACGGCGCAGGGCGGGTCAGCGCAGCCTGTAGCGATTGCCGGGGGCGCGGAAAAGCCGTAAACCAGAAGGAAACAAAGAAACTGGGGGTGCCGGTATTCAGCACATGTAAGCGCTGCAGTGGTCGCGGTTATGAGCGGATCCCTTCGACTGAGGCCCATGCAGCTGTTTGCCAGATTACTGATGCGATCAGCCTGGATACCTGGAAGAAGTCGGTTAAGCCGTTTTACGACCAGCTGATCACGAAATTTGATATCGAAGAAGCCTGGGCAGAAGCGCAGCTCAAGCAGATAACACGATAATGATCACGAAAACAGCTTACGTTTCAACCGTGAGCTATTTACTTTTCCCGAATTTGTGTTAATTTCGTTCCAACGATGGGCATTGTGTGTTCACCGTTAAGAAACCCGCCATCGAGCGGGTTTTTTTGTGCTTAACTCTTTTTAAGTGTACTTTCGCAGTGCCGCTTTTAATTAATAAATAAAAAAGTCAGGAGCTTAAGCATGAGCAATAAAGTCTGGGATGGAAAAATCTCTTCCTTACCTGCAGAGTTCAAGACCCGGTTATTAGGCATGTTGGACAGGCCGGATGTTATAGCTGTTAGGCTGGGCATTACAGGGAAAGGGATCCAACCAAACTATCAGCTTATTCACGTCGACAATTCAGTAACGACTATGAACGGCGCAAACCATAAAAAGTTTGAACGTGCTGAAGAGTTTGACGAAACAAACATCACGGCTCCATTGACCAGAAATGACATCACAATGATGATTCTCACCGGTCAGTAATACTTTTAAATTGTGCCTGTGAGACCTTGTTATCCTGGGCCGACCATGAAGCCTCGGCATCTAGCCGAGGCTTTGTCGTTTCTGGAGGGGCAAAAAAATGTTATAGCCAAACGGATAGACCGCATCCGAAAGGAAATGCAGCAGTCGTGATGCTGCCCTGAGTCGCCAGTGGGCGAGCCTGTGTAGTGACGGGTCAAGGTTCGTATATCAAACAAGCTCCGGTAGAGCAGCGCGAACGCCAGATGCGCACCGGTTATCAGCGGCGATGAAGCGACAGCTCCTCAAGGGCATGAGCGTGGCCACTCCGGGGATGTGGCAAAGATTTTATAGAGACTCGCATATGCGACCCTTTTTCTGTTTCAGGCTCCCGGAAACCTACATCACTCGCTTGTCGTTAATTCATCCTGGAAGCCTGACTATAAACAGATAAGATTAGTCTTATTAAGAGTAAGCCATTAGACTGTCTCAGTGGTGAATCCCCCTATGCGGTGGGGCGACTAGACAGAGGGGTGAATGACGCGGTTCTATGGTCTAGCATAGAGTCACCGGGAGGCACCCGGCACCACACTTAGTCCACATCTACTTTGCCTGTATCTAATAAGTCATATAATGTCGGCTGGATTAGTTCTATCAGAACTTTCAGGGGGCGGTAAGTATGGAAGAAGGTTTCTACTGGATACAGCACAACGGCAGGGTTCAGGTTGCGTACTTCACCAACGACGAAACCGAAGACCTCGAAACGGGTCGAACCATAACGGGTGTATGGCATCTCACGCAAAGCGATGACATCTGCCATGACGGCGAGGCTAAAGTATTACAGGGTCCGCTATCCCCACCTGATTTTTAGAAGATCGGATTAGTGCTTTGCTCAAACTTGTCTAGATTTAATACTGGTGAATCCCCCTATGCGGCGGGGCAAACCAGTTAAAGTTATCTATAAATATGCTTGCGACTCGCATAACTGGTAACGAGTCACCGGGAGGCACCCGGCACCACAATCTACATCTCATCAGGAAATATCTATTCTCAAGGCTGCCGGTTGGTGGCCTTTTTCTATTTCAGGCTCCCGGAAACACCTATCACTCGTTTTGTCGTTAATTCATCCGGAGAGCCTGATCCCTTCACACCGCACAGCACCCCGAAACTATCGGAGGTGAGAGATGTCACGAATGGACAAAATAACCACCGGCGCGGCTTACGGCGCCTCTGCGGGGAGCGTGTTGAACGGCATTCTTAACGCATACAGCCCTGAGCAGTGGAACGCCATCGGCGTGCTGGTGGGCATAGTTGTCGCTGTTCTTACGTACCTGACAAATTTGTACTTCAAAATCCGCGAAGATAATCGCCGCGACAGGAGCCAGAATGAACCCGACGCTGAAAAGTAAGCTCGTGAAGGCCATCCTGGGCGGATCGGGCGCGATAACCATTGCCGCAGTCATGCTGGGTAATGCTGACGGGCTGGAAGGGCGGCGGTATTACGCATATCAGGATGTCGTTGGAGTCTGGACTGTATGTGATGGACATACCGGCGCATACGTTCGCCGCGGCCACCGTTACACCGACAAAGAGTGCGATGCTCTGCTGCAGTCCGACCTGCGCAAGGTGGCGGCAGCCATCGATCCGCTGATTAAGGTCCGCATCCCTGAGACTGCACGGGCGGCGCTTTACTCGTTCACCTATAACGTGGGCGCTGGCGCGTTTAGTCGCTCCACGCTGCTGAAAAAACTGAATGCTGGCGATGTTCCGGGCGCGTGCAAAGAGCTGGAGCGCTGGACGTATGCTGGTGGCCAGCAGTGGAAAGGCCTCATCACCCGGCGCGAGATTGAGCGCGAAGTCTGTGAATGGCAGCAAAAGCCGAAACTATTTAACGGCAGTGCCGGGCCGCTTAACCCTGGCACGCCAGCATCAGCGCCAGGAGTGTTCTGATGAAATCCCATTACCTCATTGCGATCGTCGTGTTCATCCTGTGCCTGTTCGGCGGAGCCTGCTGGTCGGCCTGGTATTACAGCGACAAGGCCAGTCGTGAAAAAATACGGGCAGATAGAGCTGAGCAGCAAGTCGAGTCTGCAAACGCCATTACCGCCAATGTCATTCAGGCGGTGAGCATTATTAACACCATCTCCGAGGCAAATCAGAATGCAAAACAGCAGATCGCACTGGAGTCACAGAGAGTCCAGGCAGATATCAAAGTGGCTGTTGCGAATGATGATTGCGCTCGTCGGCCTGTGCCTGCTGCAGCTACTGACCGGCTGCGGAAGTACGCGGACAGTGTACGTACCGGTTCCGATGGTACCGCTGCCGACAAACCTGATAGCTGAGACGCCGCAACCTGCAATTCCCGATCCGCTGACCTATGGGACCAGCCTGGATTTGAATGTAAGCCTGTTATCAGCGCTAGGGCAGTGCAACATTGATAAGGCCAGCATCAGGAAGATAGATGCGTCGCGCAACTCACAGTAGCCATTCCAAAGTGAGCTTACTAATAATATCTCTAGCGTTTCGTTATGAGAGTAGTGGATTACACTGCGATCTCAGTTTGAGTGAGTCCATATATTCTAAAAAACGACACAAACATAACTATACCTTTTTAGAAGGTGTCGATTTTTTTTTAACATGTAGACTCAACCCATCCTGTATGGATTATCAATCTGACAGGTGTATTGGAAGCCCTTTAGTCATGGCTTTGTCCGGTGGCTCCGGAGCATGGTGGACTGAATGGAATGCAATACTTACAAAGGCCACGCAGTAGCGTGGCCTTTCTTAGACATTTGCGGTTATCTGAAGACAAAGCGACATCTGCCTTAAAACAGACGCAAGAGGGGACTAAGGCAAATTTATGAAAAAAGTATTGGTTTTCTTCAACTCGCAGCAGGTAGAGGTCGCAAATGTACTTAAGCCTGTAACATCGATTGTTCGAAGCTACCCAAACGGTGATGAAGTCTCCCTAAAAATAATGCTTACCGGGATTCATTCACTGACGGGGGATCATCTCGAGATTTGTGTAGCTTCTGATCGAGAGCTTACTCAGGAAGAAGTTTCAAACGCAGTGAAAAAGTATCTGTGAACTCAGCGCCAATAACGCCCGGGAATCCTTACTGGCATGTCGATAACTGATCGCTTTTTTATATCCATGCTGTAAACGAATTATGGTGAATCCCCCTAAGCGGAGGGGCTAATTAACCGGATGGCTCTTCTACACTGGCGCTCATCATGAACGACTGAAGCAGCGAGTCACGGGTGGTTATCCCAACGACTCTCCGGGAGGCACCCGGCATCATATACCCAAAGCCCTTGCAGTGATGCAGGGGCTTTTTTGTCACAGACCAATGTATCAGGGTTTCCGTCCAGCCACGAAAGCAAGGGTCTGGTAGATGTATGCAGCGACAACATCATTAGTCTATAATTTATAGACATTTATAGTGGAAGATAGTGATCCAACAACTATCACCTTGCTGGAGAATGGGAATATGAGTAAACCAGAAGAGGCCCAAATGAAAGTTGATGCTCTGACACAAAAGACCGAAGAAGAAATTTCCGCTTTGATCGCAAAAAAAATTTCAGAACTAAGAAAAAAAACAGGAAAAGAAGTCTCTGAGATTCAGTTTGTTGCTCGCGAAGCGATGACCGGTCTGGAAGGTTATGACGTGAAAATTAAACTTCTATAAACATATCTTTCAAAGAAGAGGTCGCTTAGGCGGCCCTTTTATTGCCATTACAAAGCGTCTCACCCGGGGCGCTTGATAATGGCTAAAAAAAGAGCCCTCACAAGGAGGGCTACAGGAGTCTCAGTTTATGTGCTCTTTTTATTGATGCTTCCCCGGAGTTGGCATTCTTCGCATCAGAGTCCTGTACATCTTGGCACCCTACTTAGTAACAACAAGCGTAAGCGTGGGACATTAAGAATTTCCGTACGAAGTCATCACCATGGTCAGACAGATTCAAACAGAACCTCATCCCTGAGGCTCTGACACAGTCTCTCCACTGGACTTTAAAAGTAGCAAACAAAGGAGCCTTTGATTTTGAAGGTATATGGGTCCATCTGCATAAATACGTGTGTTATAGGAAGTAGGTTAAGAGTTGACGAAATCGTCAAAAAACTCATATAAAACATTGTGTTGACTCCGTTTTGGTGACGGCGTATCTTGATGAAAAACCTACTAGGAGGCAACATGTCACAATCTGCATTAGCTATAGAACTAAATCTTTCTGATGAAGAGTTAGACTCTATCCCGCTGGCTCCGGAAGATCTTGAGGAGAATACAGGCCACTCTGGAGACATAGTCTATGAGTATTACTTCTATGTGCCCGACACTACTTCAGAAGAAATTCTTCAGAAGAAAGAATGGAAAATTGGAGACTGTGTTTATGTGTCTCGAAATGTTTTTGATGAGCCAGATCAGGAACCTGAATAAACTAGGTGTATCTTCTAAAACCGCCTCCGGGCGGTTTTTATTGCCTTAACAATGCGTCTCAACCAGGGAGCTTGATAATGTATATCCCCTCTGGCGGATAAATGAAAATACCCTCTGTAGGGGATAGAGCATTACAGCAGGAATTCACTGAGTGCCTGTGATAATGCTCTTAGATACAATCACCTCAATTAGTCTTAAGAGGTGATAATGGACGTTAATTATATTGCGTATGAGGCGCTGGTCGCTTCTAGAGAGGCCGCTGATTGGGCTTTCTGGTCAGCATTGGGAACATGGTTTTCTGGAATCATTACGTTAGTAGCTGCCTTTGTAGCTTTTCGAGCGCTGCAGACATGGAAGCAGCAAGAGAGGCACAATGAAAAAAAAGCCTTAAAGGCAGCCCTGATCAATTATCGAAATTTACTTGTAATGATGCCAGAAACCTTGGAACCATCAGAACCAGACTGCCGTCAGCCAGCCTTGCTCCTCCAAGACTCAATGAATCAAATTTATCTCCATGTAACGTTAATGGAGGTTACGTTTGATACGAACGAAATTGGGCGGCAATTTCATGCCCTATACAACAAGCATGGCGAATATATGCAAGGGCAAGCGCACCGAGAACAGATAGCTGAATTGCTTATCCCGTTTATTTCTAAGCCATTCATTTCTGGTGCGTACAAAATTAAGCCTGAATAAATATTTATTCTGCTAATTTAAAATCGGGCCACTGGCATACGCTGGTGGCTTTTTTATTGGAGTAAGCAATGGCGCTTGATCCTCAAGACAAAGCCCGATACCTGATGTTCAAAGGCGCTTTAAGCGAATTGCCCGAAGAAATCCGCGCGAAGATTGAAGAGACCTCCGAACGCATCCTGGCAATCATCAATAAGGATGTCGAAACAGGTCAGGCCGCTGTATCTCTGGCGGTTTTTAAGACCCTCGAAAAGGAATAACGATTTATGGCAAAACCGGACTGGGGCGTGCTTCAGCAACGGTTCCTGTCCGACCATGCCGTAACCGGCGTATCACCGAAGGAGTGGTGTGAAGCGCAGGGACTGAATTATGCAACCGCACGCCGACACATCAAAAAGCCTACTGCGCAAACTGCGCAAAAAACTGCGCAGAATAAAGTGCGCACTGCGCAAAAGGAAAAGTGCGCAGATGAGCTGGTGGATGATGATGGCCTGACGGACCAGCAAAGATTCTTCGTCGCAGAATACCTTAAGGATCGCAATGCCACACAGGCAGCTATCCGGGCGGGGTACAGCAAAAAGACAGCCAACGAGCAGGGTGCAAGGCTGTTAGCAAAAGTTAGTGTGGCTCAGGCTATTGCGCAGCAGCAGAAAGCGTCCATAGAGCGCACGCTTGGTAGTGCCGATGAAGTTCTCTCCCAGATGTGGCAACTCGCCACCTTCGATGCAAACCAGCTTTCACAGTATCGTCGCGGCGCCTGCCGTTATTGCTGGGGCCATGGTCATTACTACCAGTGGCGCGATGATGTTGAGTTTGAAGAGGCGCTGGCAAAGGTTGAAGGCAAGGAGGGCGTTAAACCTCCTGAGGACCCCGGCGGCTATGGCTACGACCACAACCGGGAGCCTAACCCTGATTGTCCACGCTGCAATGGCGACGGAATAGGGCAGCCATACTTTGCGGATACACGGAAACTTTCCCCTGATGCTGCCATGGCTTATTCCGGCGTGAAGCTGGGTAAGAATGGCGTTGAGATAACAGCCATAAGCCGCGAGCGTATGTATGAAGCTGTGATGAAGCGGCTTGGCCTGGCCGATAGCGAGTTTGCGCAGCGTCTGCAGAAGATTGAAATCGAGCGTCGGCAGTTGGAGGTGGAAAAACTCCGCAAAGAGCTGGCAGCCGATCCTGATGATGATGTTCCTGCACCAGTTGCAATCAACATTAACGTGGTAGACGCGAGGGTTCGTGATGATAGCGCCGACGCTTAACGTTCCCCAGGCGCGCTTCCTCGCAATGCCGCATAAGTTTAAGGCCTACGTTGCCGGTTTCGGTTCCGGTAAGACGTGGGTTGGCTGCGGCGGCATCTGCAAGGGGATGTGGGAGTTCCCCAAAATCAACCAGGGCTACTTCGCGCCGACCTATCCGCAGATCCGTGACATCTTCTATCCGACAGTGGAAGAGGTGGCTTTCGACTGGGGCATGAACGTCAAAATCAACGAGGGGAACAAAGAGGTTCACTTCTACGCCGGGCGTCAGTACCGCGGAACGACTATCTGCCGTTCGATGGAGAAGCCAGGCTCTATTGTCGGCTTCAAAATCGGCAACGCGATGGTTGATGAACTGGACGTGATGGCTGCTGCAAAAGCGCAGCAGGCATGGCGAAAAATCATCGCTCGTATGCGCTACAAGGTTGACGGCCTGCGTAACGGCATCGATGTGACCACCACGCCAGAGGGCTTTAAGTTCGTCTACCAGCAGTTTGTTAAAGCTGTGCACGATAAGCCTGAACTGGCGACGCTGTATGGCCTGATACAGGCCTCAACGTTCGATAATGAAGCGAACCTTCCCCACGATTACATCCCTTCGCTGATGGACTCCTATCCGCCAGAACTGATTAAGGCGTATTTGCGTGGGAAATTCACCAACCTGACCAGCGGCACCATATATCACCAGTTCGATCGCCAGCTTAACGGCTGTACTGATGAGGAGCAGGCAGGCGAACCACTGTATATCGGCATGGACTTTAACGTTGGCAAGATGGCAGCCATCGTCCATGTGCTGCGCGACGGAGAACCGAGAGCTGTACGGGAGCTGGTGAAGGTTTATGACACGCCAGCGATGATTAAGCGCATCCAGGAGGAGTTCTGGCGCTATGAGGGCGGACGTTACGTCGCCTCTCGTCAGATTTACATCTATCCAGATGCTTCCGGGGATTCACGCAAATCGAACAACGCCAGCGCCACGGATATCGCGCAGCTTAAACAGGCCGGATTTAGCGTGGTGGTGAACGCCGCCAACCCGCCCGTTAAGGATCGCATTAACTCCGTGAACGCTATGTTCTGCAACGGCAACGGAGAGCGCCGCTACAAAGTTAACGTGACCCGTTGCCCGGTTTATACCGACAGCCTGGAACAGCAGGTATGGGCGGCGAACGGCGAGCCGGACAAATCAGCCGACAACGATCACCCCAACGATGCTGGTGGTTATTACATCGTGAAGCAATTCCCGATCATCAAACCAACCGGAAAAGTCACTAACCTACGGATTTAACTCCATGCCTGATATTTCAACACCCAATCTGGACTATGGGAACATGGTGCAGGCGTGGGACATTAACGACGCTCTGATGGGCGGTACGCTGTACATGCGCGAACTGGGTGAGGCCTATCTGCCGCGCTGGCCGAAGGAAGACAAAGAGGATTACAAAAAGCGCCTGGCTGTGGCCACACTTCTCCCTGCCTACGAAGAGACGATCAACCAGAACGTCGGGCGTGTGTTCGCTGAGCCAATCCAGTTGGGCGAAAACGTGCCGGACCAGTTGCGTGAGTTCGCAAAAGACGTGGACCTTGAAGGCACCCGTCTGGATGTATGGGCGCAGTCGTTCTTCAGCCTGGCGATGCAGTATGGCCTTTCCCATGCGCTGGTGGACTATCCTCGCGTTGACCCCGAACAGGTGAAGACCAAGGCTGATGAGAAGGCCTCCGGCGCGCGCCCGTACGTCACCATGCTGAATCCCCGCCAGGTGATCGGCTGGAAGTCGAAGATGACCGGCGGCAAGGTCGTGCTCACTTCGCTGCGTATTAAAGAAGTGGTGGTGGAAGATGGTGATGACTTCGGGCAGACGAAAGTCGAGCAGATCCGACTCCTGACGCCGGGCAAGGTTGAGATTTACCGGAAGTCTACCGGTGCAGAGGGGCAGGCCACCTGGGCGTTACACGACGAATGGCAAACCTCCCGTCGCGATATCACCCTGGTCACGCTCTACACCAAGCGCACCGGCTTTATGTGCGGTTCACCGCCGCTGCTCAACATGGCGCTGCTGAACGTCAAGCACTGGCAGAGCCAGAGCGAGCAGGACAACATCCTCCACGTCGCCCGGGTGCCGATCCTCACCGTGTTCGGGCTGGAGCAGGGAGAAGAGCTGACGATCGGCTCCTCTTCCGCGACTTCTTTCACTGATAGGCAGACGCAAGGCCTCGAGTACGTTGAGCACACCGGTTCCTCTATCGGCGCTGGCAAAGAGTCGCTGGCTGAACTGGTGGAGCAGATGCGCCAGGCTGGCGCGAAGCTGCTGCGCACCGACAATACCTCGACTAAGTCAGTAGACCAGACCTCTGAAGAGAAAATGCAGGAACAGTCCCCGCTCTACACCATGGCGACCAGCCTGGAGGATGCGATCGACAACATCCTGCAAATCATGGCCGAGTACATCGGTGAGAAAGAGGGCGGCAACGTTGATGTCCGTACTGAGTTGGATGTTGAGTCGAATGAGTTCAACCCTCCGGCAGCGCTGGCTATTCAGTCTCTGCGCCAGGGTGGTGACCTGCGTCGTATTGATGCCATTAAAGCCCTGCAGAAGCTCAACCTGATTGATGCTGATGCCGATCCTGAGAAAGTCCTTGATGAGTTGCTGGCTGAATCGGCCTCGCTGACTGGGCCTCCATTAGAAGAGGTGTGACATGGCCCGTTCCGTCAACGACCGCCTGCAGGATGAGACGATAGCTCATGGCCTGTATGTGTCGCGCTACGGCACTGGCGTCGCCCGGCGCATGGTGGCGCTGCTGAATAAATTGGATGCCGAACTGGCAGCGAAACTGTTGGTGCTTCTGGACGGCAAACGGGCGGATACCTACAGCGCCCGTCGCCTGGCATCGCTGTTGGCTGGTGTGCGTGAAATCAATCAGCAGGCCTACGAACCGGTTAACGCGGCACTGGCACGCGAACTGACGCGCTACGTTGAATATGAGGCCGGGTATCAACTGGACCTGTTCAGCAGCATCATTCCGCAGCAGATCCTGAAACACGTTCCGCTGCAGAGCATTGCACCCGAGCAGGTCTACGCCGCAGCAGCAGCGCAGCCGTTCCAGGGGAGATTGCTGAAGGAGTGGGGCCAGAAGCTTGAAGCCGACCGGCTGGACAAAATCACAAACGCTGTGCGCTCCGGTTTCCTTCAGGGCGAGACGGTAGAACAGATTGTCCGGCGCGTTGCCGGCACGCCAAAACTTAACCGTGAAGATGGGGTGATCAACGCATCCCGGCGTGACCTGGCGGTGGTGACTCGCACCGCAGTGAATCATATGGCCGCTACGGCGCGGCAGGAGTTTGCCCAAGCCAACAGCGATATCGTCAAGGCCAAGCAGTGGTCATCCACGCTGGATACGCATACCAGTCAGTGGTGCATCATCCGCGACCGCAAGCTCTACACCCTCGACGGCAAGCCGCTGGGGCATGTGGTGCCGTATCTGCGCGGTCCCGGCAAAATTCACTTCTGCTGCCGCTCCGGCGAAATCCTGATCACGAGGTCGTGGGAAGAACTGAAGATACCCTCTGACGAGCTGAGCAGCGCCACACGCGCCTCAATGGACGGGCAGGTGCCAGCGCATACCAGCTATGCCGACTGGCTCGCCCGGCAACCATACGCGCGACAGGAGCAGGTGCTGGGTGTTACCCGGGCGCAGATACTGCGCGACGGCAAAATCACGGTACCGGAGATGTTCAACGATGCCGGGGAGTTCCTGACCCTGGACGAGCTACGCCGCGTGGATGCGTCGGCGTTTGAATAACACAACCCTAATCAACATCAAGGCTGCCTCCGGGCAGCTTTTTTTATGCCTGCCGCCGAGCGGATGCGACGCGGTGACCGGGTCGGATGACCCACAACCAATGGCCGGAAGGCTGGAGCAAAACAATGAAACTCAAACTCGATGCTAACGGAAATGTGGTTGTTGAAAACGGTATGCCTGTGTACGTCCATGATGACGGCAAAGAGTTCCCGTTCGATGCTACCGCAGCGATGACCAAAATCACCTCCCTGAACGGTGAAGCTAAAACTCACCGCGAAGCTAAGGAGGCGGCGGAAGCCAGTCTCGCGAAATTCGCTGGTATCTCCGACCCGACCAAGGCGCTTGAGGCCCTGGAAATGATGACCAAAATCGACCAGAAGAAGCTGATCGACGCTGGCGCCGTTGACCAGGTGAAGGCCGAGATCACCAAGGTTTACCAGCAGCAGCTGGACGAAGCGAACGGCAAGACCAAACAGCTCGAAACCCAACTCTACGACGAGATGATCGGCGGCCGCTTCGGTGGTTCGAAATTTATCTCCGAGAAGATGGCGATCCCGGCTGAGTTCGTGCGTTCCCACTTCGGCCAGAACTTCAAAATCGAAGACGGCAAGGTCGTGGCCTACGACGGGCAGGGCAACAAGGTGTTCTCCCGCACCAAGCCTGGCGAACTGGCTGGCTTCGATGAAGCGCTGGAATCTCTGGTCGAGTTGCATCCGCAGAAAGACTACATCCTCAAAGCGTCCGGCAACAGCGGCGGTGGCTCTCACCAATCGCAGCATCAGGCCGGGCAGAAAACCATGAAACGCGCTGCTTTCGACGCCTTACCGCCAGTTGAACAACAAACGGTAATTGGCGGCGGCACGAGCATCGTTGATTAACCGAAAGGAAACCTGAATGTCCAACACCCTCACTGGCCTCATCCCAACCATCTTCACCGCCCTGAATCGCGTATCCCGCGAGCAGGTGGGCTTTATCCCGGCGGTGGCCCGTAACGCCAAAGCCGATGCCGCGGCTAAAGACCAAACCGTGACCGCACCTGTCGCACCAAAAACCACCACCGTTGATATCACTCCTGCGGCAACCGCGCCAAACGACGGTGATCAGAACATTGGTACTGTGGACGTCAAAATTACCAAATCCAAAATGGCCCCGGTCAAATGGAATGGTGAAGAGCAGCTTGCCATCGGGCCGTCAGGCACCTATGACATTGTCCTGGCTGACCAGTTCTCTCAGGCGTTCCGCGCACTGAGCAACGAAATGGACGCTGACCTGGCAGCGCTGGCTTACAAGTCTTCCCGTGCAGTTGGCGCGCCGAAAGACACCCCGTTCAGCATCAAAGACGACCTGTCTGATGCGGCGAACGCTCGCCAGGTGCTGACTGATAACGGCGCACCAACCACTGACCTGCGCATGGTCCTGGGCGGCGAAGCGATGGCGTCCATCCGTGGTAAACAGTCCGTACTGTTCAAAGCGAACGAAGCCGGTACCGATCAGCTGCTGCGTGAAGGCATTATTGGTCGTGTGATGGGCTTTAACCTGCACGAATCCGCCAACATCAAGCGCACCGCGAAAAGCACTGCTGCGGGCTATAAGGTCAACGGAGCGAAGAAAGAGGGCGACATCATTGTTGCTATCTCTGCTGGCACTGGCGGTATTGCTGCCGGAACCGCAGTGAAGTTCGATGGCGATGACAACCAGTACATGGTGGTCGCGGCAACCTCTTCCACTATCACCATCGGCGCGCCGGGCCTGCGTCAGGATCTTGCAGACCAGGCAACTGTCACTGTGCTGAGCGAGTTCGCGCCAAACGTTGCCTTTGACCGTAACGCATTCCTGCTGGCTTGCCGTACCCCGGCTATGCCTAAAGGCGGCGATACCGCTGACGACGTGATGAACGTAACCGATCCGGTCTCTGGTATCACCTTCCAGATCGCGCTGTATCGCCAGTACCGTCAGGTGCGTTACGAGGTTGGCGTGGCATGGGGTGTGGCATCTGTTCAGCCTGAACACTCCACCATCATCATGGGTTAACCCAGTGGGGCTTCGGCCCCTTTGTTATTCAGGAGGCCCAATGGCCGGATTGACCAAAGAGCAGCGCGCACAGCGTGAGGCTGAAAAGCTTGCCGAGCAGAATGGCGCTGAACAAACTCCTGCCCAGCAGGACCAGCAGCAGGACCAGCAGCAGGACCAGCAGCAGGACCAGCAGCAGGACCAGCAGCAGGACCAGCAG